GTCGATCGTGTCCACGATCGTCGGTGCGCTCTTCGTCGACCTCAAGAAGACCGAAGACAAGCCAGCGGCGCCCGTGCTCTCGCTCGTGCCGAAGGACGGGGGCGAAAAGGAAGGGGGCGCGTAATGGTTGCGCTCACGCAGGTGCCTGTCGTCGCCGAATGGGGCCATGCGATCAAGCGCGCCCTTCTCTTCGTCGTCCTCCCGATCGTCTTGGGCCACGCGGGCTGTTCTCTATTTCACGCGGCGGCGCGACCCGCGGCATACGGCGCAGAACTGGCGGCATGCGAGGCGCAGTCGACGACATGGAGCGAGTACTCGCCTTGCTGCACCGACGTCGCCAGGCGCTACGGGCGTGATCCCTCGTTCTGCTTTCCGGACGGTGGCCCGTGAACGTCGTGGCCGCAATCGCCGAGCTCTTCGCCGCCGTCATCCGTGAGGCAATCGAGGCCGGCGAAGACAAGGAGAAGCAAGAGGCCGCGCTCATGTCCGCGGAGGAAAAGCTGGCGGCCCTGCGCGCCAAGAGGAAGTTCGGATGAAGGTCGAGACCGCATTCCCGGGCGCGCGAGGCGTGGACTCGCTGCCGTTCTCGCAGGGCGGAACCGAGGCTCAGGCGCGCCGACTGGCAGCGTCCGGCATAGAGTTCTTCGTGGGTTACCTCGGTTCGATGAGCCCGGCCCGATTGAAGTACCTGCTCGATGCCGGGCTGGCGTTCATGCCCGTCACGTTCGCATGCGAGTACAAGGACGGGGCCGCGGACGAGATCACGCAGCTCCGCGCGCTCGGCATCCCCGTGGGCTGCACGGTGTGGCTCGACCTCGAAGGGCTTGATGCTTGGAACACGCCCGCGGACAAGCTCACGGCGCTCATCGAGGCGTGGGGTGCGGACATGGTCAAGGCAGGGTATCTGGCCTGCCTCTACGTGGGCGCTCCGCAGCCGCTTACGGGCAAGCAACTCTACTCCCTGAAGAGCATCACCCGATATTGGCTTGGCCAAGGCCGGTGTGTGTCCAAGGCAACCGCAACCGAACCCTCACGCGACGCGTACCCGGATTGCGGTTGGTGCATGCGCCAGGACTGGCACGGGCAGAAGAACGGCATGCTTTGGCCTCCGCCGCATGTGCCTTGTCCCGCCGGCGAGCGCGTGTTCGTGGACACGAACAGTATCCAATGTGACCACAAGGGCAGGCTCCCTACTTGGGTACGCGCGTAGAGTGGTCGATTACGGTCCGCAGTAACGCGTCCTTGACCACTCGAGTGGTCTAGTCACACGGGCGACTTTAGCCCCTTGTGCGCGGCCAGCATCGCGATCAAGAGCTTCTTGGACTCGGGAACGTCGCCGCTCTTGTAGCGCCAGACGGTCTGGTAGTTGACGCCCAACGTGTCCGAGAACTTCCGAGGTCCACCGTAAACGGCGAAGAGGGCCAGCCACTCTGGCGACCAATCGTCGCTTCGAGCCCCACGCAGTGCCTCCACGACCTTCGGCGTTTTCTCCTTCTTGGCGGTCGCCTTTTTCTTCGTCCGCTTCTTCGTGGCCATGGCCCCACATACTAACAACATGTTAGTGGCCGACAAGCCCTACCGTACGCGGGTGAACCTACCGGCAAGTCGCGAGCCAACGCTCCAAATACCGAGTCCTACCGCATCGATGACGTTGTGCCGCTTGCCGGACGTCAGGAATTCCACGGTCATGGGCTTTCGTGCCAGAGGTGCGAGGACGGAGTAGAGGAGCGCGCGCTCCTTCTCATCCAAGGCGTTGGCTACACGATGGCAGCAGATGTCGGCGTCCATTGACCCCTTCCAGTTGTGCGGTAACACGTGCTCGACGGTGGCGGCTCCTTCCGTTGTCGCCCGTTCGGTGTACCGGCCGACCTGGATGGCCAGGGTGATGAGATCGTTCGGGTCGCCGGGGGAGCTGCGACCTCGATAGACCTGCGGTCTTTCGATAACGACGTGACGGCCATCGGGGGCCGGAGGGGTGCCAAGACCGCACGCCTTGAGTTCGCCGCCTTCGATAATGGCCCAACCCGTGTCTCTGCCCGGATCGATTGCTAATATGTTTTGCACGAGCGAGGCTAGGGAAGACCTCGGCAACCTGTTACTAGATTGCGCCCTTCATCTTCTGCTGGAGCTCGCGAAGCTGACGCAGCTCGTCGGGGGAGAGGTTCTCCAGATCCACGTCGGTGGAAGCCACGTTCTCCGTGCTCTGGCCCCGGATGAGTCGCTCGAGCGTGATCGCGTTGGCCATGAGCTTGTTGAGGTCGTTCACCTTGACGAGACCAAACGCTTCCGAGTTCTTGGCGTCACGCCAGAGCTTCGCGAGTTCGAGATCGATGATGTCCTGGACGCTCTTGAGCTGGCCCAATTGTCTTGCGGCGCGCTCCTTCTCGCTCTCCTTGAGGACAGCTTCCCGCACGGTGCGGCGCTCTTCGTCGAGATGCCGGTCGTATGCAGCAACGCGCTCCGACCAACAGTGATCGGCAGACCACTTGGACACGTCCGCCGTTCGACGGACATAGACGTGTTGTATTCGGCGCGGAGGAGCTTGGTCCCTGTAGTTCCGGAAGGCCTGCCACTCTTCCTCGCCCTCTGAGGGCTGGCGTTCCCACGGCAGGACTTCACATTCCGCCCTACTTTCCGCCATGAGTCTTGCCCTTGAGGATGTTGTAGACCGTGGAGAGGCACACGCCCATTTCCACCGCAATCTGCTGGTACGTCCAAGGACGCCCCGTGGTCGGATGGTTCTCCTTCCGTAGACGCTTGATCTTCTCGATGCCCTCGGCTTGGAGCCGACCCTTCTCGGACTTGAGTGCCATGACGAGAGAAGCATAGGCAGCTCGCTACTAGCAACGTGTTGCCTAGGCTCGGAGGTGACTACCCCCGCCGTCCTTGCTGTCGAAGCCGACCCGTTTCCGTCCGCGCGCCAAGACGGCTGGCAGAACTCCTTCACGGGCTACGGCACCTGGCGCGATAAGACAATACATGCGTATCACGCGCTAGGTCTCACGCTCACGGACGAGGAGCTCTCCTCGCTCTATTACACGGAGGACATTGCCGCAAAGATCGTGGAGAAGCGGCCAGAGGAAGCCTTTCGGCGCGGGTACTGTCTCAAGGACAGCGATGACGAAGAGGGGGCCGCGGAGCTCGCGCAGCTCGGCCGAGACCTGGACGTCGACGGCAAGTTCCAAGAGGCCTGGACGTGGGCCAGGTGTTGGGGCGGCTCGCTCGTCATCATCGGCACGGAGGGCGGAGGATCGATGGCCGCGCCGCTCAAGGAAGAGAGCGTGCGCGCGGTGCGCTTCCTCAACGTCGTGGACCGTCGCCAGGCGGAAGTGGTCGCGACGTACCAAGACCCGCTCCATCCGAACTACGGCCAGCCGCTGCTCTACCGCATCCAGGGGCTCGACAGCTCAAGCGCCATCATTCACGAGTCGCGTGTCATCCGCTTCGATGGCGTGAAAGCGGACCCGCGAAAGAGGATCGAGCTCCAGGGGTGGGGCTACTCCGTTTTGCAAAGGCCCTATGACGTAATGCGCCAGTTCGCCACGAGCTTCGCGGCGGCAGGCGTGCTCACGGCGGACGCGTCGCAAGCCGTCTTCAAGATGAAGGGTCTCATGCAGATGATCGCGTCGGGCGAGAAACAGCGCCTCCAGACGCGCATGCAGCTCGTGGACATGTCGAGGTCGGCCGCGCGCGCGGTCCTTCTCGACGCGGATGGCGAAGAGTTCCAGCGCATCGCAACATCGTTTTCCGGCCTGCCCGAAATGTTGGACCGCTTCGCCATGCGGCTGGCGGCCAGTATCGACATGCCCGTGACGCTGCTCATGGGTAGGTCTCCTGCGGGCGAGAACGCGACGGGCGCGTCAGACTTCAAGCACTGGTATGACTCGATCGCGAGCGAGCAGAAGAAGAGCCTCACACCTAAACTCGTGAGGTTCTACCGCATTCTCTCGCGCGGCAAGGCGAAGAAGCTGGCCATTGAGTGGCACCCTCTGCAAGAGCCGACCGAGCGCGAGAAAGCGGAGATCGAAAAGATCAAGACGGACACGCGCAGCAGCGAGATCAAAGACGGCGTGCTCTTCGCCGAAGAGGTAGCGCTGGCGAAGTACGGCAAGAACACCAACGGAGAGATCGTCATCGACGAGAAGGTCCGAAAGCAAAGCCTCGAGATGGAGAAGGAACTCGCGCTCAATCCCCCGCCCGAACCTGCCCCGGGCGGCCAAAACGGGGGGGCAATCCCGTCGACAGGCTCATCGGCAACGGGCGCGGGCCCCTCGGGTAACGACAGTGCCCCGACTCAGTGAGCGAGCTCGGCGCCGCGTTCTAGCACGCACGCTCGAAAGCAACCGGCGGCTGGAGGTCCGATACTCTCGCGCGTTGGTTGGCGTCATGCGATCGATGCAAGAAGAGATGGTGGAGGCCATCCTCCCTCTTCTTTCGGAGTACGTGCGGCAGGATGCGGTGTTCACGTTCAGCACGATGATCGACGCCATCGAGGTCAAATACGCCACGAAGGTGGAGCGCGACGTGGGTCCTCTCTTCGACCGGCACGCGAAGTCCGTGGCCTCGGAGAACGCCAAGGCCCTGCGCGTGATCGGCATTCGTCCGAGCGACCTCCGACTTGGCAGCGTCATCGCCACGAAGAGGAACGAGAACCTCCGTCTCATCGAGAAGGCGCAACGGTCGTACGCACAAGACGTGCGAGAGCTCTTCGAGCAGCCCGAGACGTTCGGTCTTCGGGTGGAGGAGATCAAGCAGCGTCTCTTGGAACGCGGAAGCGTCTGGGATTCGCGCGCGGAACTCATCGCCCGAGATCAAACGCTCAAGCTCAATGGCGCCATTACGCAGACGCGCCAAGAGAACGCCGGGATCTCTCGCTACACGTGGAGCACGTCCCTAGACGAACGTGTCCGGCCCGAGCACGCGGTGCTCGAGGGCCAGGTGTTCGATTGGAACGCGCCGCCCTCCGTGGGACATCCAGGGTGGGACTACCAATGCAGGTGCGTAGCGATTCCAGTTATCGAGGGCTTGGATCTTTAGGTAGCCCGAGGACGAGTCCGCGGATGCTCGAGAAGCGGCGCGGCGGCTTCTTCACCGAGGGCTCGTCGGGCGTGACGGGCTCGAACTCCTCCCGCTCGTGCAATGAGGCGTGCAGCCGCAGAAGCGCTTCGGCGATCACGCGCCTCGTGGGCCAACCTAGCGCAGTGGCAATGTGCTCCGACAGCTCGTTTACCTCTGCCTTGGTGAGTGGGCTCTCGTCGTCGTTAGCTTTTGATAAGTTTCGCCGTAGCCACTCCACGAACCGATCGAGCCGCTCAGGGTCTTCAACACGTAAGCGTTCGACTTCGGTTCGGTAGCCTTCGGGGTTCGTCTGAAGAAGCCTTTCGAGATCGGCGAAGGAATAACGCATCGATGAAACTCCCCCTCGTCCGACCTGCGGACGGGTTGCTCAATTTGGACGTTTTTCACGAAAGAAAAGTTTCCGCAGCGGACGAGAAGAGAACTAGCTCCACCTGCGAGCAGGACAAGCGCTAGCGCCAGGGCTCACCCGGGAATACCGGCATCGTCGGGCGTGTTGACTCCGCGGCCGCGATTTCATCGGCTTCCACGGATCTAATTGCTGCAGCGCGGCGCAGTATTTCGGCCAGCGAACGAGAGGTCAAGAGCTCCTCGTCCTCGGAGAACCGGTCTACATCCCAAGCCATGGCACGCCTCCTTGAACAACGGCGTCCATCGCCGCCGCGAAGTGAGTTGCTTTGCTCTGCAAGTAGTTGAGGGCCTGCGTCGCGCAGTCCACCGAGTCGTCGTTCTTTCCCTTGGGGAACTTGAGCATCTCGTTTTCGTGCAAGGTGATCCACGGGGCCAGGTCCGGGTGCGGGTGGAAGACGTTCTTGGCCTCGAAGAGCGGCGTCACTGCGTTCGCGCGTACGACCTTCCCGCCCTCTGGTTGGATGGCCACGAAGCCCGAAACCTTCTGCGAGAGCACGTTGATGACGGCAGACCCGTTGGCCTTGTCCTCGATAATGACGGCGTGCGCCTTCGGGTAGGAGGCGTCCGTGCGGAGAGACTCCACCTCCGACAATGTTTTGATGAACGACCAGCGACCTCTTTTCAAGGCAAGGAGGAAGAATTTTGAACCTTTCATCCCCCACTTCTGACCGACCACGTAGTCGCTTGAATCCGTGTCCTTGAACGTGCAGTCCCACGAGTCGATCACGAAGTCGAACGAGTCGGGCAAGGTGGCCAGCGTGTAGTGCTGGAAAGTGTCCTTGTCGAAAATGACACCCTTGGCAGGTGCGGGCCTTTGTTGGAGCTGCGCGGCGACGGTCGTTCCGTCCTTACCGCCCATGTCCTTTTCGATCTGCGAGACCTCTTCCTCGTCCTTGTACGACGGCCAGAGGAGCTCTTCGCCGCTCTCCTTGCGCGGGTCCTCGAAACCGATGCTCGTGTGGCAGTGGAGCTCGGACTCGTAACGCATCGGCAAGCGAAGGAAGTCCCACCCCTTGGGGGTGTCTGGCGTCCACATGCCCTCGGCTTCGGCGAGGCCGGCAAGGTCGTTCTCGTGGAGGCGCTGCATCATGAGGACGACGGCGCCGCCGGGGAGTAGACGGGAAGAGACCGTGGACTTTCGCCACTCCTCGGCGTCT